CCTACAGGGTTACTTAATAGTAGTAGTTTAGTGATGGGGCAGATAAGTAATAACTTAAATCTTTTAGCCACTGATCCTACAAATATAACCACCGGTTTTAAAAAAATGGCAAATCTTGATTTTACTACTCAAGGCGTGCATTTACTAAGAATAGGCTGGTCTGGTGTACGCAATACCAGCGGAAACAGTGTATATTGGGGGAGCGAAGGAGTAGCAGTTATTTCTATTCGAGACCAAAATGGTAATTACTATAATACCAGTCCTTCAGATAATATTACAATGCATTGGCTAATGCACCATAGAAATATTGATCTACCTACTGTAAAAATAGACTCTGATAATACAAATGGCAGCTATGGAGATCCTTGTGTATATATTAGCTTTCCTCAAACAGTTAGATTACTTTCCCCACAGTGCAGAGTACAACAATTAGGACCTAGTTAAATGTTTACACTAAGAGATATGAAAATTATTAATGACTTGGACTCTTTAGTTCCAAGTGATACTCCCGGGGAGCCTGTACCTCTCTTTGAGTATTATTCGATGACTACAGAAGAAATTGCTTCTGCAAATTTAGAGTTAATTAGAAACGATAGGAATACTCTACTAGCAGAAACGGATTGGATATCTGGAGAGGATGTCCCTCAAATAATTAAGGATGCTTGGTTTCCTTACCGACAAGAATTACGAGATATAACAAATACTTACACTATTTACAGTGAGGTAGTGTGGCCCACGAAGCCGCAGTAACAAATCACAATCACAAAGATTATTAGGAGAATAAATTATGTCACATGTATGGTCAGTAGCTGATCTTAGTTATACCGTCTCTTCCGGAGGCAAAACAAATGTTGTAGGAACCGTCCATTGGAGAGTAACTAAAACTGAAGGAGACTACACAGTCTCTGCTTACGGGAGTTCTGGTCTTGCTGAGCCCGGAGACACTTTTATTGAATGGGCAAATATTACTGAAGCAGATGCAATTGCGTGGGCAAAAGCAGAGCTTGGCGCTGAAGAAGTTGCAGGTCTTGAAGCAAATCTTGATGCTCAGCTTGCAGAAAAAGTTACCCCAACAGTGGGGTCAGGGCAGCCTTGGGCAGCCTAAGAGACTTTAAATGAATTTTAAATTTCGAAGAGGTAATATCTTTAAGATTGAAAACGGGGTAAAAACTCAAATTACCCGAGAAGAGTACAAAACTCTTAAAGAGAAGAATACTTATGGCAGTCCGAAGACGAAAGACAGCGAAGAAGAGACCTGTGCCAACGAACAAGAAGTTGTACGCAAGAGTGAAAGCGCAAGCAAAGAGAAAGTTTAAAGTATACCCTTCAGCTTACGCAAATGGATGGCTTGTAAAAACTTACAAAGCCAAAGGCGGTAGATACCGCATGGGGAGCAAGTAATGCCAGCAGGTAAAGGAACTTATGGTAAAAAGCGAGGACGTCCTTCTAAAGCAGCAAAAAAGCGCGGTAAGAAGAAAAAGTCTATGGGTCTAACTGCAAAGCAGAAGAAACTGCCTAAAGCTCTACAAGCAGCTATTCTTCGAAAAAAGAAAAAGTAATGGCAAAGCCAAAAGGTGGTTTAACAAAATGGTTCAAAGAAAAGTGGGTAGATATCTCCCGTCCAAAAAAGGGCGGGGGGTATATGCCTTGTGGTCGTAAGAAGTCCAAAAAGGGAAAGTATCCTAAGTGTGTCCCAGCTTCAAAAGCTGCTCGTATGACGGCCGCACAGCGTAAATCTGCTATTCGTCGTAAGAGAGCTGCAGGTAACCCAGGTGGAAAGCCGACTATGGTAAAAACTTTTACCAAGTCGAAGAGGAGAATGCGACGTGGCGGTAAAAAGAAAAGGTAAGAAAAGAGACCCTCGTTTAAAAAGAGCGGGAGTTTCGGGGTTTAATAAGCCTAAGCGCACTCCCGGGCATGCAAAAAAGTCACATATTGTTGTAGCGAAAGTAGGCTCTAAGATTAAAACAATTCGTTTTGGGCAAAAAGGAGCTAAGACTGCAGGCAAACCCAAAGCAGGAGAAAGTGCAGCAATGAAAGCGAAGCGTAAAAGTTTTAAAGCTCGTCACGCAAAAAACATTGCAAGAGGCAAAATGAGTGCAGCTTATTGGGCCGATAAGGTAAAATGGTAATGAGTGATTTTCATCCAGCAGATACGAATGGCGATGGTAAAGTAGATGACCAAGAAAAAGCAATGTACATGGAGTTTAAGCGAAAGGAGCTAGAAGATGCTGACGCAATGCGAGATGCACAAAGAAACATGGCGTGGTATGCTCTTGGCGGGATGCTGCTGTATCCCTTCGCTGTTGTTGGTGCTGATTTTGTTGGCTTAGATAAAGCATCTGGTATTCTTGGAGATATGGCACCGACTTACTTTGTAGCGGTAGCAGGCTTGGTAGCAGCGTTCTTCGGCGCACAGGCTTACCAAAAAGGAAAATAAGTGGACTTCTTACTTGATCTTGCAGTAAATTTTTGGCAGTGGACTATTGTAATCACTCTTATTCTTGTAGGCTTTGTAGCAAGTATTTTTGATGGGCAAGGAGAAGATAGGGTAGGTTTTTATTATGATGAAATGCCTCATATGAAACCTCTTGCAATTCAGACAAAAGATAAAGGATTTTGGAAAGCAATATGGATGTGGATGTTAGGTGTTCGTCAATGGGAAATCTGTGATGATTTTCATTTTACACTAGGAGTGGAAGAGTATGTTATTCCCAAAGGATTCCAGTTTGATGGTGCGTCTGTTCCTAAATTTCTTGCTATGTGGTTGTCTCCTACCGGTGTATTACTTATGGGCGGTCTTGTTCACGACTATGGCTATAAATATGCTACTCTTATGAAAAAAGATGGAACAGATATTGGTAAAAAAGATCAAAAGTGGATGGATAAGCTTTTCCGTGACATTTGTATTGAAGTAAATGGTTTCAAGCTGTTAAACTATTTAGCATACTGGGCTCTTCGAGTCGCAGGATTTGCAGCTTGGAACGGACATAGAAAAAACGATTAAAGGTATAATAATAACATGACAATAGAAATAAGTAGGAGAGACTTAGTCTCCGAGCGACTTGTTGAATTTCAATCTGAGACGAGGTTTCTCAAGCTTCCAGTAGATCCATACTTGGACTTACTCGGCGTTACACCTCTTCCGTCTCAAATGGCGATCATAAATGCGATAAACAACAATAAGTATCGTTTTGTAACTGCAGCAATTTCAAGAAGACAGGGCAAAACTTATATCGCAAATATTATTGGGCAGCTAGTATCGCTAGTCCCAGGTTCTCACATTTTAATTATGTCTCCGAACTATGCCTTGTCTCAGATTTCTTTCGACTTACAAAGACAATTGATTAAGCACTTTGATCTTGAAGTAGCAAAAGATAATGCTAAAGATAAAGTAATTGAACTAACCAACGGTTCTACAATAAGAATGGGTTCAATTAATCAAGTAGACTCTTGTGTAGGTCGTAGTTACGATCTTATTATATTTGATGAGGCAGCACTTGCAGACGGCAAAGAAGCTTTTAATGTTGCACTGCGTCCAACCCTAGACAAAGATAATTCTAAAGCTCTGTTTATTTCTACTCCTAGAGGAAAGAGTAACTGGTTTGCTGAATTTTTTAATAGAGGATTTACTGATGAGTTTCCTGAATGGGCATCTATACGTGCAACCTATAAAGATAACCCTAGGATGTCTGAGAGTGACGTTTCAGAAGCTAGAAAAAGTATGTCAGAAGCAGAGTTTAAACAAGAGTATGAAGCAGACTTTAACACCTATGAAGGACAAATTTGGAACTTTAATCATGAAACCTGCATTGAGAACTTGGAAGAATTCGACGTTTCAAAAATGGATATATTCGCAGGTCTTGATGTGGGGTATAGAGATCCCACTGCCTTTTGCGTTTTGGCATACGACTGGGACGACGAAAAATACTACATCCTCGACGAGTACTTAGATGCTGAAAAAACCACAGAACAACATGCTGTTGAAATTAGTAGACTTATGGAAAAGTGGGATATTGATTATATCTTCATTGATTCAGCAGCTCAACAAACTAGATTTGACTTTGCTCAGAACTATGATATTACTACCACAAATGCCAAAAAGTCTGTACTGGACGGTAT